ACTCTATGGGTGAATTGGGAGAAACTACCTCTCCTCTCGCTCAACCTGTTGCTACTTATAATGCTATTACTACTGCTCCCAATTCTATTCCTTCTTCTATTCCTTCTTCTATTCCTTCTTCTACTCCTTTTTCTATTCTTTCTCCTGCTCCTGCTTCTACTATAGCTCCCCCCAAGCCAAATTTAATAGAAAGAGAAAAAAAAAGTATTTTGGGGAAATTGACTTCAATTTTTGAGTGATAAGATTAATTTTGAAAAATACGCATATTAAATAATTTTGCTGAACCATTGTTTTTATTTTCATTTAGTTTTTCTTGTTCAACTGTTTTCTCTCTCGATAACCTTTGTCTTTCCTTCTTAAAAGTGGATGGAGGTTTAACATTGTGTAATTTGGTAGGAATGGACAATAAGGTATCGAAATTTGATACATGCAACATTAATATTTTATCTTTTATTTTTTCAGTAGTAAAATCTATATTTGACAGTGTATTAATGCCAAATTTTTTTGATTTGTTTTTCTTTATATCAATTAAAATTTTTTCTATTCCTTCAAAGTTGTATGACCTTATATCACCAGTGTTTATTTCTAAAAAATTTTTAATTGTATTTTTATCTGTTTTATCGAAAAAATAATTTTTAGCAACTTTTATTTTTTCGTGTTCAAGTCTTAATTGCACAGCATTATCTTCCCAGCCCCACCCCCAAAAGTTTGGTGTACCATTTATTTTTTCGTAATCTGAACCCTTAAACGTATATATACCACCAATTGAATGATTATATCCATAATGATGTTCAACTACGTTTTTTACAGTCTTATATTGAATTTGTTTAGAGAATCCCGGCATTACATCAATATCATGAAAAGTGAAATTAATATCCAGGTATTTATGAGGGAAAGTATCCTTAATGAATTTAAAGCCTATATTCATCAATGCTCCCTTATTGAAAGGTCTTTTGTCGGCTTGATGGACGAAGAGAATCATATATTTATAATCTTTCAATATTTGTGACATGTGATTTATGAATACTTCTTTCTGCGAAGCCCGATCACGGTATGTAACAATAAATACATTTTCTAAGTCATTATATGCTTTTTTTTGGAATGTTATGACACCGTTTGAATTATTTTCCATTGTGATATGTAAAATAATTAGAAAAGAAATAATAAATATATCCATAAAATATAGTATGAGTATTAAAGTATTTGACGATAGCGAAGATTTTCGTGAAAACGAAGAAATTTTATTTAGTATCATCAATGATAAATCTTCTAACTCTAATGATTCTAAAAATAAAGAAAAAACACAAGACAAATTCGCCGAATTATCACCTAGCCAAATAACAAAAATCAATTTACCCGAGACAAATGCAACAAATACGCCAATTACACAAAGTAATTATTTTTTTGATAAAAACATTGTTGAAATACTAAACACAAGTATTCAAGATAGATATTCCAATCTAATACATATACACATAAATACCTTCATAAAATATAAATATTTGTTGAAAAAAATGCTTTTATTAAACAATGGTTTTGAAAATAATCTCTTTGTGATAACACTCAATGACAAAATAATTACTGAAAATATTTATTTGTTCCGTCGTATGGTTAAAAAATTGACCCTGCAAAATATCGAAGTAATTATTTATGGTGTCAAAGAATTTTATGATTATATTGGTGCTATGCTTATAACATACTTTAAGTCATTTGATTTGCAATACGATAATTATATCCACATGCATACAAGTATAAAAACGGAAATCAAAGAAGATGACACCTTTTCAGATAATTCTTCTGTTTTTAACGTGGAAAAATCAAATTTCAATAAAAATATCGCCATGAAAATAATCAATTATGAGAATAACAAGGGTGAATTGACGGGAATTTTCCCAACGATTTTAGATGAAAAATTCAAAAAGGTGTTGGGTGACAGCAATAACCCATCCTCTCTTGAATTTGAATATATCCTTTTTAATCACATTAATCTCAAAAAAGAACATCTTGACGTAATTGTAAAACTTTTGGTTGAAAAAAATGATGAACCCCTAAGCTCTAATCTTGACGATATGCTCGCGGTTTTTAAGAATAGTGCTAAACCCCAGTTGGTTTTTGAATACATAAACTATTTAATTGACATTAGTAGGAAAATTTATCGTCTTAACGTGGATCTCTTCTATTTACAAAACAGCCTTGAATATAAGTATCTAATCAATGTGGATATTGTTGGACGTGGTATTCTCTATAGTCAGGGATTTAAACGTTTGCTCGAAAAAAGCGAGCGAGATGACATGCTTACCGAAGAAGCCCTAAAAGCTTTTTCCGATGTAACATCCAAACCTTTGAATACTAAAGAAAAAATTAGTATATTCGATGATAAACTGGAACCAGAAGGAAGTGTAAAAAGCAGCGTTAAAAGTAGTGACAAAAAATCCGATACGAATAAAAGTTCCAATACTCATACCTCGGGAAGTAAAAGTACAGCCTTGTCAGAAACAAGTGAAACCAAAAGCGCTTACTTATCAATGCTTGATTTGGATGGAGGTAAAGATGTCAGCGCTATGAAAAATAGCGAATTGTGTGATTATTTGGCGAAATATTTGGACAGCGATATTCTTTTCATTGCCGAACCTACTTCCGTGACAGATTTGAGATATAATATTCGAAACGTAAACATCATTTGTCAACATATGGACAGATTCAAATACAAGGGTATTATTGTGGTAATATCAAACATCAACCCCGACACCATAGACTATTTAAAACGCAATTATGAAAACTTGGTAATCTATTATTGTCCCCACATTTTCGCTTGTGAATCCAATCATCGCAATAAAGCTATGTTCTGTGGACAAAATCAAATCGTACTCGGCAAAAACGGTAACGTTACCGAAACGCATGACTTTATTATTTCGGCGTTTTTTCGCCTGAATTATCGTCAGGTGCCGTACATTTGTAATTTCCATGAAGCGGTGGCCTATAAAATGTTTTGCCATAGTTTTTACGTGATGAACATGAATTTTATGCGAGATGTAGATTCTTATTGCGGGAAAATGGATATTGATGCTAATCAAGTAAAAAAATTCATGATAAAGAATAATCGTGTCAATGTATTCAAAACGAATCCCTTTGTGGAAGAAAACGAAGCTTATATTGACGAAACTGGCATTAAAAATGATTTCATGGTTTTGTCGTGCTTCATGAAACGTAAGCAAGTTCACGCGAAGATAATGAACAATAAGGTGAATTTGAGTATATAACGGTGGGTTAAATTTTATGGTAGCCCATTGTAACGAATGTATTTTAAGATAAAAACTTAAAGAAAATTGAATTTTTTATCTACATAAGAAAATGGATTACCAAGAAAAAATCAAAATGGAAGATTATTTGAGAGAAACACTCGGAGAAAAAAAATCCGTAGAAAAAGATTCCGTAGAAAAAGAATCAGAATATATTATTCATGATAAAGTTACTGATAATATTAATTTTTTATTTAATAAAGAAATTGATATTCGAGCTACCAGTAAAAAGGATGCTTTGGAAAAAAATGGAAAAGGCATTATTAAATTCCACAACGGTGATGTTTATGAAGGAACGTGGGTTAATAATAATTTGAAAATCTTATTCTGGGGCAAAGGTAAATATACGCATAATAATGGTTCGTTTTATGATGGGGAATGGCAAAATGGTATGCGTCACGGACAAGGAGTTCATATTTCGGTTATTGAAAACGGTGACGGAGGAAAAGAAAAAGTTGGGGGAAAAGAAGGAGAAAAAGAAGAAAAAGAAGAAAAAGAAGAAAAAGAAGAAAAAAAAGAAAAAAGATACTGGAATACTATGTCTTCTGATACAGTAATGGACGTTATGATGGAACGCTCGTTTGGATTTGATGGACAAGCCTGTGCTTCTGCCATAGGATTATCAACGGATGACATGACCAGTTGGAAGCGGCGGAGCGATATGACAGCGGAAGAAAAAGAAGCGTCTCAAAGGAGGTGTAACTTTGGTTCTTCTCATTATAACAATAAAGGTAATTCATATGGAAATCAAGCATATGTTGGAGGTTATTTAATACAAGATAGAGGAAAAAGAAATAACTTTAAGATCAGAGAAATGGATACTTCAAAATTTCCATTATTGACCAAAGGAAATGGAATGACAAACAAAAACAAATTTGATGCTCTCGAAAAACAAACGTATTATGAATTAAATGAAAATATTTACAAACGATATGTTGGTTCTTGGGAAAAAGATAAAATGAATGGAAATGGCACTATGTATTATTCAAATGGCGAAATTTACATTGGGAATTGGAGCGATGGGGAGAGAGAAGGTTTTGGTAAGATGACATACGCTGACGGTACGGTATATGAAGGCGAATGGGAAAACGATGAAATGGGTAAAAAAGGGACAATAGTATATCCCGAAAAAATAGATAATAAAAAAACCCAGCAAAAATGGAAAACTTATACCGGAGAACATTCATCTCTTTTACCTAATGGAACAGGGGAAATGCATTATAACGATGATAGCGAATTTTATATGTATAAGGGCGATTGGAAGATGGGCGATTTTACAGGAAAGGGTGAATTAATTTATCGTAATGGTAGACGATATAATGGTACATTTAAAGATGGAAAAAAAGATGGAAATGGTAAAATGATTTATGAATTTACCGAATTGGAACAAGGCTGTTATGATTTTGTTAATCCGATCTATGAAGGAGAGTGGAAAGACGGTAAAAGGGAAGGACATGGTGAAATGAACTATGAAAATGGGGACAAGTATATTGGAAAATGGTCTAACGATGAAGCTACTATGGATGGTACTTATTTTTATGAAAACGGTAATATTTATATAGGTGAATGGAAAGATAACAAAGCTGAGGGACAAGGAGAATTACAAGTTAAAGAAACGGGGAGTGTCTTCAAGGGGATCTTTTCTGATGGGAAAATTAAAAAGGGTGTCGAAATAGACAAAGATGGTACCAAATTTGAGGGTGAATGGAACGATGATTTGCTTAAACATGGAATTTTTAAGGTTACAGATGCTGAGGGCGAAGAACGAAATACTTATTTTAGTCGAGATGTAGAAAAACCTGAGAAATACCGGGAATTTAGATTGATTGAGCAATTGGCTCCCGATGAATGTGCGATTTGTTACAATAAGATTCAAGAAAATATTACGGTGACAGAATGCGGGCATAAATTTCATTCGAAGTGTATTTTTCGCTGGATGACGGACAATACGGGGTGTCCATATTGTCGTAAGGAGCTTCGTTAAATATCTAAATCTCCGATTTAGATATTTAACGAAGAGAAGCTTCGCCCTGCTTTTAGT